TGTAGGTTTCTGCATTTCCACCAAATTGAATATCATTGGTGATTGCATCTAAAATTAAACCAACATCACGTTCACATTTTTGTGCGTTGTATGTGAAACCACTCCATATGCCTGCACCTATGCCGACCTGTTGAGATATCCAAGCAATAACTTCGTCTTGTACATAACTTCTATTTTTTGTTATCAAGTCCACAGCAAAAGGATTGCTGGTTGGTATCAAGGTCAATCCATCAAATGTTGAATCTCTAAAGAAGAATGTTGATGCCCAAGGTGACTGTGAAACACCTGGCTTAGGTCTTATGATTACTCTTCTAAATTCATCACCTTTGATTGAACAGTTGATAGGCAGTTTGATTGGAAAGTGTTCAAAGTAAGTGCCTGATTCAATTTTTATTGTGATGTTGGTTTTCTTAACAAAATTACCAAATTCTAATTCTTCATTCACAGTGAAATCAAAAGGTTCTAACAGTTTTACTTCTGCTGTGTCAAATGTACCACCCGTTGTGTACGTAACAATTCTTCCTAATGCTCCAGAGGTCTTACCACGTATAACTTTTCCTGGGATCAAATCTCTGTTGTTTGGTTGAGCTTGATCACAATAACCCTGAGAACCGTTATCAATTGTGATTGTGAATGTGCTTCCATCAACTTCTGCTGGTGCAGTTAATGGACCATTTTGGATTATTCCAATCACAATGTCAAATTTTGTTCCCACACTGCCAAGTCCTGTTGCATCAACTGACTTGTTAAAATCAAATGTTTGAGTTACAGCATTTTGAAATGTTGCCGCTGGTGCTTGGTTTTGTAAAACCAAATTGACTAAACTTTTTGCATATCCTAATGCTTGTAGAGTTTGTGAACTCTGTTGGTTGATTGCTTTTAATCCACTGTTTGAACTGTAATATCTGTATCCTGCATTGATTGATTGATAGTTTGCATCTACACCATTCAATAAATCAATCACTATACCATCTAAAATATATCCTAAATCTCTTTCACAAATTCCAACATCAAAAACAAAATCAGGAAATTGATCCTGTACACTGGCAACTGCTTCTTTGATAACAAATGATCTGTTTGCATCAACCAGTGCTTTTGCATCTGTGTAACCACTGTTGCTGGTAACACCTTGTGTTAGTAATGTTGCTGGTATTTCAAAATCCGTGTGCGTTATTGATTGTACATATGGTCCAGGTTCTATTGGAGATGTTAAAATTAATTCTTCTGCTTTTCTCGCCGCGGCACTGATTGTTTTGTATGCATATGCTTCTGATCTACCATATTTGTCTGCTGGAACACCTTGCATTGAATCGTCACCTGCTGTGCTGACATACAAGTTTGTGGTTGAAGCGTAACTGGTGTTGTCTACATAATATTTAGAAGCGGCTTGTAAATCATCAGATGCGTTTGGCGTACCTTGTCCTGCTAAATCTCCTGGGTGATCATTTAGGAACAAAGTGCCTTCCATTGTGTCACCTTGGCGTCTAACTATCGAATCTCTTGGCATTGCTTCTGTGCTCAAGAAGAATCCAGCCAATGAAGAATCAAATGCACCATCGGTTAATGATTGTGTACCGGTTCCACCTGATGCAGTAATTTTTATTCTTGAGGCATCATCATCGTTCTGTGCTTCTTGTTGTGTGCTGTGTAAACTGAAAGTGTTGGTGTCAACCACACGAATAAAGTATGACTGATTTTTTGTTAAATTGACTGCTGATGATCCTGTTGATGAATAAACAAAAGGTAAACCATTTGCACCTGAATCAAAACCATGATTAGGTACAACAGCATCTCCATTTTGAAAACTGGTTATGGTTAATGTGTATTCCAAAGCATTTGCTGGTTCTGTTCTTATTCTAATTTGACCTGCTGTGCCTGATCCACCACTTGACTTTAAATAATTTTTATCTGCGTATGCTTTGTTGATTACTAAATCATCTAATGAAATGTTTGTGCCATGAACGGCATTGTAATCCAAAACATCTTGTTGATCTAAACCAACATTTGCAATGGCAAAACCATTTGCATTAAATGGACCACCTAAACCTGGATTGGTATCACTTGATACATTGCCACCTGTGTTGGTGATTGTGATTCTATCATCATTGGAAACATCTACCAGGATACCTGCACCTGCTTGAAGTGTTTTCATCAACAGTTGTGTACCATCTGCGTTTGATGATGCAATTTTGTTGGATCCTAATTGATCTGGAGTATCTGATAGTGTTGTAAAACTGATCTGACCACCTTGACCAAATACAGCATATAATTCTGTGAAGTTTTCATTGGATTTTCTAAAGGCGTCTCTGATACTGTCACCAGTTCCGTCATTGCCTTCTATTCCAACATTAATAATCTGTTTTGACATTATGCACCCATTTCAAAATTTACGCTTTCGCCACAACCACAACTGCTTTTTGCATTTGGGTTTCTTATGTCAAAGTGTGAACCAAAAACTTCGTCTACATAATCAAGTTCGGTTCCCAACAAGAACATAATGCTGGCACTATCTACAACAAGATTACCTTGATCGCAACTGATCAATTCGTCGCCTTGTTGTATTTCTGATTGGTCTGCGAATCCCCAATCATATGAAAAGCCTGCACATCCACCGCCTTTAAGTGACAGTTTTACAGCAAATTTGCTGTTTGATGCACACAATTCCTGAACCTTTAATTTCGCTTTATTAGTTAAAGTAAGCACAGTCATAAGCATCTTTTCAACAATTATTTATTGATTAATTGATAAATCCTAATGTAAATAATTGTATGTTTATTAAAGAATTAAAAGAAACTTCCCACACAGAACGCACTAGTAAATTGGGCAAAAAACATGTTTGTAAAAGAGTTAAAACACTGTATCTGTTCAAGTGTGATCAGTGTGACAATCAATTCACAAGATCAAAAGGTCAAATTCAAGTCAAAAGGGTCAGTAATTATTACAAGCATGTGTGCAACAACTGTGATCCTAAAAGATTTGCTCAAAAACAAGGCGCCCACCAAAGAAAAATCTTTAAAATGGACGCCTCTAGTTTGAAAAAAATTAACGAATTGTAAATTATTCAGATTTCCAAATGGTCCAAGCACCATACACAATTGCCGCATAAGCCACAATTGAAGCGATTGGTTTGAAAATTAGGAATGAGATTCCTGCCACTACAAGAAGAGCACCATCTAGTGTTGTTCTTTCTTTGATTCTGGCATTAACCCATTTTTGTACTTGATTAATCATATTGTCTCCTTTTTTAAGATTGTAATCTTAAATTGATTGACTCCCAATTAATTATTCTCATGATGCCTTCTAAGTATTTCTTTTTGGCATCCTTGGCAGGAACATAATCCGAAAATGAATGTTCCCACATGTCAATTGGCATTAGTATGTCTGATTTGTATGATTGATTTGGTGTGGTTTTAATTGATCCGTTTTTGGCAATGTATACCCAACCAGAACCTTGAATGGTCATGGCAGTACGAATTAATTCTTTTTTGAAAGCATCAAAAGATTTGTGTGCGTCTTCAATTAAATTTTTGATAGCACCTGTGGGTTTGTTGCCCGGTTTGGGTGCTTGGAGTTGAAGCCAGAACATATTGTGAAGTGTTGCTCCTCCATAATTAAAATCTGGATCACCTTCGCCTTCGTTGTATCTTCTCACGTAACCTTTAGTGAGTACATTGTAATGATAATCAATATTTTCTTCTGACAGTACCGGTGAAAGGTCCGTCATTTTGTATGGCAACTTTGCCACTTCCAGTTGTTTTTCTCTATTTTTAGATTCTGTTATGTGCTGTAATTTCATAACGATATTTATCGTTACACAATGCCTAACTCAACAGCCTGGTTGTGCAGTTGTTCTGCGGCAAGATTTTTCATTTTGGCCTCTACTTGTATGTCCAATTCAGGTAAAAATGTAAGTGCCCATTCATTCACCTTTTTGTTAGGCAACAGTTCTGAGTGTGCTCTTAATTTTTGTTTTTTACAACCTTTGTTCAATAGTGTTTCCATATCATGAAAATCATTGTGCATATCATTTGTGTTTGAATAAGCAGGTGTTAACCATTCATCTCTAGAATAAGAATAGTGCATGGTAGGTCTTGTGCCTCTCCATGAGTCCACAACTCTTTTCACTCTGTCATCTGTGGCTTGTAGATATTCTCCTGTTCTAACCCAATGATGATGTATGTCTAATACCAACGCACAGTGTTTTTCTAATTCCAATGAAGATTCCAGTCCCCAACCCATTTCATCATTTTCTATTGTGAGAAGATTACGTGCTTCTGGCGACAGTCTAGGTAATACTTTTTTGATGCCATCCGGTCCCAATCTGCCTGAAATGTGTACATTAATTTTACAGCCGTCTTGAAATGATTTACCGAACCCCATCCATCTTGCCATGTTGACATGATATTCAAATTCATCTATTGATCTTTCAACAACATCTGGTGTTTCACTTGCCAACACAGTGAATTGTCCTGGATGAAATGAAATTTTTACATCATGCTTTCTAGCCAACTCTCCTGCTTCAGCAAAATGTTTTTCACAATATTTTAAAATATCTGGTTTGTCCCAATAGTATCTCCAGTCAGCCTGTGTTGCCACAGGTAATATGGGAGACGAAATTCTACACATTCTTCTGCTCTTGGGCAGTGTGGAAACTTTTAGGATTAAATTTTTGATACCATCAATGTTGTGTTTGAACACAAACGCCAATTTGTCTTCTGCTTCTGATTTATGTTCGTTGAGCCAACGCACTGTTGTTGCTCTGGTGTTCATTGGACGTTCTATTTCTTCCAACTGTTTCTTTTTAAGAGTTCTGTCATGATGGAACCATTGACAGCAGAAACCAATACGTTTAATCATGCTTTATTATAGCATATATTCCGATAGTTGTCAATTATTTCCAGTGCTCTTTGCACCAAGGATCACAACAAATTTTAGGATTAGGATCTCCATGAAATACAGCAATTGAAGTTTCTTGTTTAATCTTTGGCACACCTGGTGAAACAAAGTTTCTAAATCCCGAAGCATCTCTTGTCAAAGGAGGCTTTCCACGCATCTCCCACTTGTAACTTTGTATCCAATCATCGGGCCAAAATTGATAATCTTTTTTAACCTTGGCATACAACCAGTCTTGATCTCCATGATATCTTCTTGCTACTTGTGGAGCATCTGCCACAAAGTCTTTGTATATTTGTGGATGTTGTCCCACATTCCATCTAACCACAGATGAATTCATTTTTTTCCAACCTTTTTGATGCCATCTATTGAAATCTCTGATTACCATAAATTGATCTTGATGATGAGTAAAAAGATTGTCAATGTTTCTGAATATAATCACGTCTAAATCTATGTACAACATGGTGCCTCTTTCATTCAAGTCGGGATTGAACAACAAAGGCTTGAACCACCATCCTCCTATTCTGTAGGCAGTTGGCAAAGGTCTAATGGTTACTTTAGATGTGTCTATTCCATGTGGATTTTCTGTGTAACAAACAAATTCATAATCAAGTGTGCAATTTCTTTCCACCATGTTGGCGAGCACATTGACATATTCAGGGCCGTATTTGTTACCGTGTTTTAAACATACAACATATCGCTTCATGCACTGTATATAGCACTGTTGGCTCCATGTTCAAATACTTCAACACTTGTCAATTTTACTCTGTTGTCTGTGCCTTTTGCAACTTCCGGAGCAACATAATTGTAAACGTGTTCTGCAAATTTTTCACAACCTACTCCGTCCATTACAACAACATCTGCTAATCCTTTATTTTTCAATTCAAAAAGATCATCGAATTTAGGATCTGCTTTGTCAATTGCCAGTGTGTGATCAAATTTTTCTTCTAGATATTTTTTAATCCATTTACAGTTTCCAAAGTCGTAAACCCAGTTTTTATCATCCAGTGTGGCAGATTCGAATACAAATTTAAAACCTAAACTGTATCCATGTATTAATGAACAATGACTGTGAGTGGCTTTGGGCTGTCTGAATGCACAACTGAAGCCTCTATCATTTCCATAAGTTTTTGTAGAATAATGTTTCATTGCTTTATATTAAACTTATTTAGGGTCAATGTCAACTCTTATTGTTAATGTTTGATTCCAAATGATCCAAAGATTGAGTGGAAACATTGCCAAAGTTTTGCCAAGATTTTGGTAAGTTTTTAAAGTTAGGGTATATTATGTATTGATTTTGACTGTAATGGTCAAATATTTTAGCCAAGTGATATATCCAGTATGAAGGATCTACTGATCTGCTGTCAGACTTGTTGTAATTTTGAGTGTCTTTGTAGATATTGTTTACGTTACTGTCGGTGCTGTAAAGATCAAATCCTATCAAGTGTATTGTTTGTCCTTTTGCCAACTCACTTGCTAAAAGCACTGCATAATCACCACTGCCCCAATGCCACGGCTGATCAATTCTTTCTTCTGATTTATACCACAGTTCAGGAACCATGCTGACACCAGGAAAAAGATTTTGCCAATCTGATCTAGTGTAAATATTTTTATTGGATATTCTGTTGTTGGTTATTGCTTCACTCACCATCTTTTTGTCACAGCAAATTAAATGATGCACATGATAATCTCTTATTATTGCGTTGCATCCAACTTTAATTGTTTGCAAAACATCGATATCGACATCTTTACGACTTTCACCGTTTCCAATTACTAGCATGATGATTTATTTTTTAGGTCTTTTCAGTTTGTTTGTTTCAATTTTAATTTGCTTAATTTCGGAAAGAACTTGTGTAAATTTTTTGTTTGCTTGATTCAACATTGTAAAAATATCTCTCACTGCATAAATTACCCACCACCACCATGTGAATGCTGTAATGCTGAACAATATAGCAATTAATATTAACACAGTTTCTGTCCATGTGTCAACATCAAAAAATAGCATCAAACAAATCACAAAAAGAGCAGTCAGAGGAGCCACACGTCCCAACCATGACCAAACTGTTACTTGTTTTTTTAGATTTAATTTGATATATTTCCGAAAGATTTCCATACACCTGGTGACCCTGTTTTAACGCAAACCCAACCCATCACATTGCCTGGTGTGGGATTTGAATTCCAAATTGTGTCTCCTTGTGTGTACGTACCTTGAGTAGGTATGTCTCCAGAAACAATAAATTTTCTACCTGCGAACTTGATTGCGCCTGCAATATCTACTTGAACTTCTGGATCTATTTGTGTGATACCAACACCTACTTTTCCATACATGTTTATTTTAGTATCTGAACCGCCTTGATTACCTAATTGGATATTGCCTTCTGCTGAGATTTTTAATCTGTTTGTGTTGTCTGTTAGTATTTTTAATTCACTTGATGTGTACGTTCCTATTGATACCGATCTTTCTGTTGGCTGTACCACAAATTCTGCTGAGTTGGACGCCACAGATAATTGACCATTAGCGGCATCTGTTCCAATTCCCAATCTACTCATTCCACTGTCGTAGAACACAAAAGAATCAAAATTGATATCACCATTAACAGTTAATCCGTTCAAAATACCAACCTGTCTTAGATTCGAACTTCTAACAGTTGATCCCAATGATGTTGCTGTTAACACTGGTGCGTTATCTATTGAATAGTGTGCATCTCTGTGCAAATCTATAACTTCACTTGAAAAAATTCTTGCTGGATTTGTTTGATAGTTAAACACCTTGGTTGAACCGTCACCACTCCATTGAAGACCTTTACCATACACATGGTTACCATCTGTGTGTTTCCAGTCTATGCTTTTGTTTAAACCTACGTATTCGCCTTGTGAACTGTCTTGTGCTTGAAGATTTTCAATAGCATAGCCCAGTCTAATCAGACCATCTTTGATACGTAAAATGTCGTTTGATTCGCTCATATACGTTATTTATCTAATGACTCTTAATAATATAGTGTGTTCGTTGACTCTGCCATTTAATTTTACATCCATGGTTTTTACCTCTTTAAGCAATGCTTTTATCTTCACTGGTCCTGCTTCAGCAAATCGTTTGACTTGTTCTTGTGGCTTTCTCAGAGTCTTTTGCACACTGCTGTCTTCGTCGAATGCTCTAATTGTGGATCCTTTCACAGTTAATCCTGTGCCTTCTCTGTTCAATCCTCTTGGATCTATTGTTTTTGCAATGTAATAACCTATCTTTCTGGTCTTTACATTGTACACAAACAGCTCGGTGGCATTGATTATCTCTTTAGGATCAATACTGGTTATATTCAAATCATCAAACTTTTGTGCATACTTTAATTTTGCCACCAACTTGGCAGGATCTTTGGGTCTTCTTTTGGGTGCTTTTCTGTTTGCCATTGCAACTTTATTCATGTAATCACATGCTTCAAATATATTATTGTATGCTTTTATGCCTTTTTGTATTAATTCATCAGGCCAATCTTCATATGACTCTAACAGTTGTCGTTCTTCTGAATCATTATCTTCTTCGTCGTTTATTTCTTTGAACTTCAAATTCTTTTTTCTCAAAGTCAACACATCTTGATATTCTTTGTATTCTGGTTCATACATTTCTAAGATTTTTCTTGCATGAGCTCCTTTGACTTGTTCTTTTTTAAAATGGTCCAGCACTTGGAAAGTTTCAGGATTAAATCTATCAGGCATACTTATTAACCTGTCCAACCAGATTTCTACAGGCTCCATTATTTGATGGCATTTAGATTCAATTCTTTGTTGAATTGTAATTTTATTCTGTGTTTCTTCGGTCATACTCTAGAGTATATAGCCAAGTATAATATTTTCCATGCTAACTCTTTGTACAAGTGTTCCAAAAATCTTCCAACTGTGGGAAAATTTCTAAAAAATTCTTACTTCTTCTTTTGTCATACTGTCTTACAAACTGTGTAAACCTATACCTGTTTATGCTGATATCATCGTCTTGTTTATTAGAATTGAATCTTTGTTCACAGTCTTTTAAAATTCTTGTGATTTTTTGTAGTTCCCAATTAGAAAAATTAGGATTACCTGACACATATTCAACACAGGGTTTGAGATATTGATTTATTAATGTGTCTGTGGCAATTCTTATATCTAAAAACTCTGGATGACGCACATAAGCAATGTCTAAATCAACTTTGCCACGATTTTGAATTTTCATTGTGTTCACAAATTCTAAAAACTTCATGTAGGTTGGTAAACTTAAAACATTGAAAGCACTCATAAATGTTAATTCACATTCTGCATACATTATTAATTCTTTTACATTGCTAACAAATTCATTCCAATTAATTCCGTCTCTGCTGTATTCTGCCTGTTCACTTACACTTTCAGCACTGACAAAAACTTTAACTTTGTTGATATATTTGTTAGATGATAACATCTCAATCAATGATACAAATTTACTCCATACTTCATGAGGCACACAGGCATTGGTGTTAATGGCAAGTTCTAGTCCTGGTTGAGGATTGTCAATAATAAACTGTAACACTTTCATTGTGTTTTTATTAAGCAATGGTTCTCCTCCTGTGATTCTTAAAACTTTCATATGGTTGACTGCTTCTGGGAACCATTTCCAAAAAGCATCAATGTAAGGATTTTCTTCCTTATTTGGTATAGGTTGATTGTCCGACTTGATATCATTGTATTTGGATCTAAGTAGATTGTAAGGACCGTGTTGTTTGATTTCTTCTGTCCATTTAGAACTGAAAGGTGGTCCACAGTATGTGCATTTAAAATTACACACATTTCCAAAACTTACTTCAACATATCTAGGATAAACATCTTCATCGCCACTGGAATTGATGATTTTTTCAATGTCTCTCATACTCCAAGGTTCTAAACTCTTATAAATCCTGTCACTGTATTCCTGAGTATTGTCCTCTATTCTCCAACAATAGTCACATTCGCTAGGTCTCTCATTGTTCAACATTTGTTTTCGCATCTGTTTCTTTTGCGAAGTGTTATGCAATGCCATAGGATTGTTTTCTAATTCATTTAAAGGAATTTTGTGTGCACCAACATGATGACAACTGTGATTGAGTCCACTACCAAGGTGCATGGTCACCTGCGACCATTTTGCTAAACAGAACCCACATCCTTTTGAATCTAATAGATCTTTGGTGGGTTTTAGATTTTCTTTACAGGGATATATTTTACCATCTTTGGTTTTAAATTTACTGGTGTCGATAGACATGACTACACGTCATCGCCTTCCATTACATAGAAACTAGAACCTTTGCCTGAGCTGTCTTCTTGCAGGTAGTAGTCCACACCATCTATCGTCACTTGACTGAACACTTTGAATCCGTCTGCATCTTCGTAATCAATATTCATTTTCTTAAAGTTGATGCCGTCTGGTCCTGTTTTAATTAAATCTTCTGTGTACCAACCTCCCTTGTTGAAGTATTGCCCAAACACATAATGTTTATCCTTACAGCTCTTTGAGCCTGAGTTATGCTCGGCTACACATTTGATTTTGACTCCCAACTTTTTAAAGTCAGCGAAATCTATCTTTTGATCTTCTAGGAAGCCTCCATCCTCAGCCATTAAGGTGTTACCATCTTTGTCCATTTCCGTTATGGTCATGGTCTGTCCGTCCGCTAGCTCTGGTCCAGATATATGACAGATATCATCCTGTTCGTGAAATGGTCTGTCGAACTGTGCATCTTTAGGTACATCCTTGTTGGCTTCTTTGTCATCGAAATCTATGTCTACCATGTACTGTTCGAACTTGTCGTTGTTGTACCAATATTCAAATTGTGCCGATGTTATGGTTCCCATACACACCTCACCTCCGTACCTTGCGAAATCTAACTTAAAATATCTTATTGGATTTTTGATTGCTTTTACCAATGCTTTTTTCTTTTTACTGCTAACTTTTTTTGTTTTATTCATGTTCTCCTCCTGGATCGTTAGGATCTAATGCTATCTTGTATGGATTACCTTGTTTATCTCTAGCCCAAGTATAACCTCGCTGTCTACCCACACTATGGTATGAATCAAATTTATAATTAATACCTAATTGTTTTTTTGTGAATATAATACCACCAATCACTATTGCGTGTGCTATCACACTGGTAGTCACATTTATTCCTATACTGATGAACCCTTGTGTGATCAATGCAAAGATAAATGCCCACATGGTTGCCAGCACCATCAGTATCTGAAATCTAGTCACCTTGGGTAATCCGCCTCTGAATGCTTTGTCCTCATCAAACAGTTCAGGCAACATATATTTCACAACCTTGTACATATTATTTGAAAAACTTTTTAAATTTGTCTATGCTGTTTTGTAATGGCATATAAACTTTTTCAATAAAGTCTATGTGTTTTGACAATCTATTGTCCATGCCATCAATCTTCTTATTCAATTGTTGCATTTCTTTTAGGAAAACTTTTTTATTGTCAGCCATTGCTTTCTTTATTATATCTACTTCTTTAGTCATCTTTAATATTCTTCACTAATTTTAGTTGTTGTAATAATTTTAACTTTTTTTGTTCTTTAATCAATTGAGTTTGAATTTTAGCCTGTGCTTCTAGTAATCCAGTCACTTTACCTAATTGAGCCATATGATCGTATGCATTGTATTTCTTTTTAGCCATCTATATTACCATTGATCCTTAAAATCATTATACATCTTTAATCTTTCTAATCATTGTGGCTGTTTTAGGATACAGTTGATTCTTTATGTGTTCTTCATCAAACCCACTCATCTGTTTTAATTTTCCATTCACTTTTACGGAATAACTGTATGGCGGGCCATCGTAGCCTTTAAGATTTATATTTTCGTATCCTACTGCTATCACTTTATCCTTCCTAGGCACTTGAACTGACATTGTCTGGTATATTCCATAAACATAGATTTAACCTTGATTCATTTTTAACACAAAATTTAATTGCATCTGTATGGTGATCTCTTATACGTAAACCTATAAAATTATCACTTATCCCAACCTCTGTGCCATTATAAAAAATTGGTCCTTGCTTTGGTCTCACTGGAATATCCCAGCCTTCTTTTCTTAAGTTTTCTTCTATTTTTGGATTAACCCAAATGTCCATTATTTCTCCTTTTTGTTATGATGTTCTTTCCAAGCCTTTAATTTTGTTTTGTATTCACTTTCAGACAGAGAATGCCAACCAATGCACAATGCAATAGGTGACCTTCCACAAGGACAAGTCTTCTTCTTCTTTTCTTTCTTCTTGAAGATGTCATCGTAGTTGTTCCTGTACGCATCGTTGACAGGTCTAGATTTACCGTCCCATTTACCTGGCATTATATTTTCTCCCCTATTTCAAATCCTCTGAATCTCATAAATCTTGGAAATCTCAATGAGTATTCTGTTTCACTGTCTTGATTCTTTGTGACAGCATCTGCTCTCACTTCCACAATTTGACCAATCAATTGATCCTTGTGTTTCCAAAATTCATCTCTGTTGTCATCTGATAGTCCAGATCCCACATTGGTTTTAATCAATTTGCCATCATCTAAACCTTCACAAATTAATGCACCCAGTTTGCCTACATTCCTACCTGTGCCTTCTTCTGTGGCTTTCACAGTCAAACTGACTTCAATGAATGGCTTCAATTTCAACCAAGCATGACTTCTTTTGCATTCGTATGGAGCACTGGTATCTTTGATCATAATACCCTCATAACCACCCTCTACTGCCCTCTTATTCACCTCTGTGTACGTCTTTTGACCTTCAGGTGTGTCTAAGTTCACAATTTCATGGTCCAGCACTGTAACGGCGTTTAAATTGGTTTTGTGCTGTTCATACCATGCTTTCAACATCTGTGTTCTCAATGTTTGGCTTTTGTCCCAGGCACCTTTTTTAAAATCTTCTAATGGTAAAAAATCAAACAAATGAAGCACTGCGTCTTTGGCTGTGCCTCCACTTTTTCTGTGTACCTGTTTCATCAAGTCCTGAAAGTTTTCACTCATCACTTCACCATCTAATACCACAGGATATGGTGGAGGACTTGCTTTAACAACATTGGATATTTGTTCTTGTATGTGTCCAAAGTTTGAGAACTCTTTTCCATTACGACTGAACATATCCACTTTGCCATCTGGATACACAATAGTAACCACTCTAACACCATCCAGTTTTACTTCCAACATCTTCTTACCCACCAACTTCTTTTCATGGTTTGTTGAATCATGGGCAAGTTGGCAAGTAAACACGGGCACCATGTACTTGCCAAACTTATTCTTTTTAGCCACAGAGTTCACAGTTTTTTCTGAAACTCCACATCTTAAATCTTTAATTAATATTCTTCTGTAAAATCCATTCCATTGTTCAGCAGTTGCTGAGCTCATCACCAGTTCAATGGCATCTCTTGCCGCATGTCCTGTGAGTTCTCTTGCATGTAATTTTTCAGCAAGTTCTTTAAAAACTTCCCATTTACAACCTTGTCCAGATATCACTTCATCTTTTGTGGGCACCTGCTTGACGCCAAAAGTGTACAATTTGTCCAAACACATCTTCAAGCCTTCGAAAAATTCATCCAAGCCTTCATTCATAGCATCTAACAGAATCTTTTCTTTAGCCAATCTACTGTTGTCTGCTTCTAGTTTAGCAATAATGTCTTGCGGTTGTGTTCTCATATCAGTTTTACCAAAATGTATATTTGTAGACATAATACCGCAATAGGAACGATTGTTCTAATCAATTCCATTGTGTGGTTGTACTCGTCCAATTTCCGTTCCAATTTGTTTCTTTTTGCTTTTTTCATTGTACTAATTTTATTATCTTTTACCATAATTGTCAATCTCCTATACTGGTTTTAACACTGTGCTTTTAGCCATATCTTTCCAATTTTCTGGAAAGGCTTTTGCCAAATCAGCAATTTTCAACACAGTTCTCAAACTGATTTCTCTCAACTGTCTTTTATTTTCATCCACAAAAGACACAATTGAATCTTCAGTTTCAGTAGGTAAAGCATACGATTTCAACATACCATCCTGAACTATCTGTTTAATTCTTAGGATCTTCTCTCTAATTGTGTCAATTGTAAGATCAATATAATGACATCTTGATTCCAATGCCTCTAGGTGATCTCTCAACTTTTTACTTTTTACATTGTCGAATTTAATGTTTGTGATAAAGATCACTGAACCAGCAAAATCAAAAGTATCTGGCACACCCTCTCTTCTCAACATATGCGAGTCTGTGTTCCAACAAATTTTTCTAGTCTTTTTAGAATCCAAAGCCGCTTTTAATATGTTCAAACTTAAATCGTCCAACAAGATAGAATCACAGTCATCGAACACCAACACATTGTCAGCATCTGAAAAATTATACAATTTACAATATAATCCTATTGGAGACATTGCACCTTTTACAACTTCATATTTTGGTCTTGTGTTACCCAATGTGCTAACAACACCATATCTATCAAGCACTTGCTCAACACCGTGTGATTTACCTACGCCTGGAGGGCCACTAACAATCATTGCTCTCACATCACCTCTTTTAGTGGCTTTGGTCATGTCTGTTAATATGTCGAAACGTTGTCTCATTCTTTCCACAGTTTCAGCATCCGATTCTTCTTTGGGTTGTTCTGGAGCAGAGTCTCTCAATTGATTCTCATTCTCAACATTTATTCTGATTTGATTTTTTGTAGCACCTGGGTACTTTTCAACATCATCGATCTTAACAGTGATGAATCCACCTTCTTTGTGTGGATGTGGTTGATATCCTTTTACCAAGTTGAAAGTTTGATTTTCTACAGTTTTGTTTCTGTAAGTGCCTTCTAGTAAGTATATTGTGTTTTTCATATGTGCCCTTTTTGTTGCCTTAGTTTGTTTGCCTTATATTAATATTATAGTTTCTGATGACCAAAATGTCAACCAATTAGTCTGCTCTGCTTTCACTGTAACAAGTTAAACCATACTGGTTTTCTAACACTTTAGCGAAGGCATCACAAGCCACTTCTTTGATATCCATTGACTGAGTATGTCTATACTGGTGGTCTTTTGGCATGATATCGTAGTAACTTATTCTGTATCCTCTTGATCCGCTTGATCCAATACCAAACTTCTTAAACCAACTAACCAATTTTCCTCTGGCTGGGTGTATTGAAACATTAGCGAAACCACAGTACATGGCTTCTTCTTTGTCCTTCATGTAATCGTCAACTGCCTTCACGGCAACTGTTGTGGCGTTATACCATATCTTGCTGGGTTCTACTTTTGCGTTTACAAATTTTACAACTTGTTTTACATCTTCTTTTAACATAGTGTTTCCTTCCTTTTCCTGTGTGTGTTTGTTAAATTGATTCATTATTTTGTTTAAGTATTTTTCTCCACTCTCTATATCCATTACATACTCCAATATGTTTCTGAACTTGGTGATAAAAAGTGCGGAGTGTTTACTGATTGTTTAATAGGATTTTTTCTATCTGCATCGTGTATGCTGTAAACAACTTCAGTGGCTTCAATTGACTTTCTGTAAGTGTCCAAATCTACAATCTTCATTTCAACCATTTCACCAGTCAATTCACCTTCTGCTTGTCTACCAGTTTTACCATTTTCGTGTAAACCTAAACCTTCAAATCTGAAAGTTGAGTATGGTTCTCTTTTAGCAAAACCTTCTGCAAATTTCTTCTTAATTCTAGTTAAAGATGCTTTTGCGTGTCCTAGTTCTCTGTGGATTTGTCCCGAGTAAGCATATTGTTTTTCGCTTACTATTTCTGTTGTGTCTGTTCTGTATATTACGTATGCCATTTTGTGCCTCTCTGTTGTTGCCTTGTTATAGTATTATTATACATTCTGACGTACCAAAAAGTCAACCAAAAATGTGATTAAAGAAGTCCCATTCTATGCGGGTTTCTAGTCTGTGGATAACTTTTTTGAGCCCAAATAGTCCTTTTCACCATAGGTTTTTGCCATATGACACAGTACACACAGGGTTTGTATGTTGCTTTTGGAGTCGTTTCCACCTCGACTTTTTAGGTGTATATGATCACCATGCATCACTCCACGCATGGCTCTTAACTTGTGATATTCATCATCAATGTATCCAAATCTTAATTCGTCTGTTCTAGGATCATATCCACATTTTACACAATCCCAACCTCTGTAGAACGTGTGTGGTCGTTCTGCCTTACCCATACCGCCATATTCTACACATTCCAATTGATGCTCTCTGCACAATACTTGACTGCCAGGACCTTCATACATACTCAACTTGTTATCACAATCCTGTAACATACAAGTTTTTCCTTTAAGTTGTTGTTCTGTCAATACCGCAGAACTTTTGAACTTGTCTTTATCTGCATTTCTAATCATTACCAAAGATCCTTTTTATCAACTGCATAAAGATGTTTGTACTTAGGTGTCTTGAGTTTGGTACTCTTTTTAAGTTGGGCAATTAGAAATGGAATACCAAAACGTGGTTCTGTGGTAAATCCTTTCACTCCATTTTCTTCAAATTCTTCTGGGTTGGCTTTTTTATACCAAGTTTCATATGACAGTTTTGTTTTACTCCAGAACGATCCTGTTTCACTCCAATTGGCTTCAAAGTATTCTTTACAAAACAACGCAAAGTCTAAAAGATATTTGTCATCTATTTTAATGCCGTCTTTAAAACAAGCATCAAAGTATTCATAAAGCATCCTAGCCTCTTTTGCCTGCACTGGACGTTCTTCGTTTATATAAACCCAATACTTGGCAAACATACGAGTAACATCGACATCTTTACGTTTTTCTAATTTCTTGGTCATGATAGTATCGGCCAACAATGTGAATGCACCTGGCTCTCTGTCATCACCAAACTTTTCGTGTGTGGCAAATAGACCTGCGTCTTTGAGCAAGTCATTAATTTTTGCAGTGTCTTGCCAAATTGGATCGTCACTGTTATCGATGATAGCACCGTACACCATCTGACGATATGTATCGATAAAATCTAATTTTTCTTTGGCATCACCATTTAACAAAATAAAGTTCCTACGAATTTCTAGTTTTTGTTTAACTGGATAAATGTTGACAGGAATCATTGTGCCTGCTTGTCGCTCGCCAAACACTTTTGTAAGAATAAGAAAAAGTGCAATACTGGTGTGTTGTCCGTCCCATGCAATATAGTTGTCACCTTCTTTGTACACCTGTATAGGCATTACCATGGTTTGACTGAAATAGTTTAGGATCTTTAACACATGACGCATATTAACAGGACGTTGCATTGTTGAATCAATTAATATTTTGCTAAAATCTACAGGAATTGCCTGTACCAATTCCATCTCTTTGAATGATGACCAATTGTCTTTGTTGCGTCTTTTGAATTCTTCTACAACTGCTTCTAGTTGTGCTTCAAACTTTGGTGCCAGTTTGAATGCTTCTGTTATACGTGTTTGTAGAGATACGAAATTACTCTCTTTATGATTGTATTGTTCATTTACAATATCTGCGTGTTTACTCATCTTATATCCTCTGTTTACGGCATATCCAGCCTAAGGTTTATTTACACAGTTTTTTTAGGACCGCTAATAATATTATACTGTCTTATTGGAAAATGTCAACTGCCAAAAATGTTAATGTTTATGCGGATTTTTTAATCTCGGAATGCTTTGGCGTTGGGATCGCCTGTGTATTTTCTATACAATTTGTGTAGCAGATAAAACCAAACACCGTTGATCAAGGGTTCTATGATGGCATCCATCGCCGCCAAATCAAATCTAGCACCTGTGATTAGATTGTTACAGATCATGGCAATTATTATATGTCCGATGGTGTATATTGTTGCCAGTCCAAAACTGCTACCACCTATTAGGCGTTTTAGTAAATTGAATATGCCTTGTTTAAATTCGCTCATACTATATTATATAATAATTCTTTATGGTTTGTCAATAGCACAGCCAAAAAAAAAGGCGACCGGAGCCGCCTTTTTAATCTAATTAAAAACTATACAATTATAATTGTACACCTTTTGCTAATGCTTTGTAACCTAAGCCTACTACTGATCTAGGTGCTTTACCTGTTCTGTACACTTTAACACCAGTTCTTTTGTTAGTGTTTAAGAACACAGGTAAACCTTTGAATCTTAATGCTTGAATTACAGCACCTGGGTTACCAGCACCAAATCTATTTTTGATAGCATTTGATGATAACGCTTCACCGTTTAGTAAAGCAGTCTCTACTCTTTTTTGTATAGTCATAGTTTTTTTCTTAGCCATTCGACTAACTCCTTTATTTGTTTCCAACTGCTCGGTATTCGATACATCTGAAAACATTTTTTTTATTGTGTTTAACATATTAACACTAATATACATTCTTTTGTGGATAAAGTCAATTATGTAGGTTTACCAAATTATTCAAATATGCTCATGTCACAGTCTAAAACTGTGGCAACCAAGTGAACTCTGTCTTCTTCACCGCCGTTGAAAGCATTATGATATCGGGTATTATCGGTGATCCATACTCCGCCATCTGCAGGCATATGAACAATATCTGTATCGATACACATTCTGGCACCAAAATTGGTCACAATTGGTATGTGTAATCTTGGTTCCGGGTCTCTGTGCCAACTCAAAGTGGTACGAGGCAATTTCCAAAGCAACCTAATCCTACCAAGTCGATACTTTTTGGTAAGTGTATCATAAATTTCTTTGAAGTATGTGTCTTCAAAAAGTTTTACAAATTCAGAATATTTTGCTTCATCTATTACTTCTTCTCTTTGTACTTCTTTGTATGTGCTGTCTGGTTTAGTCCAGTACAGTCCTCTTACATTACCACCTGTGATTGAATTTGGATCATTTGGTATTTGCGTAAGACAAATTGCATTGATATCTCTTTGACCTAATGGTGATTGTCTTGCAACTCGTGAATCAACTTCTGCCAATGCTGACTGCATTTTAGCAACATCGAATTTAAGTGCTGGATCTCTGTAAAATCCTTTTGGCATATTAATCTCCGAATTTTATACCTTGTGCTAAAGGTAATGATTTACCATAGTTGATTGTGACTGTGCTTCTACGCATGTACTGTTTCCAAGCATCAGAACCAGACTCTCTGCCGCCTCCTGTGTCTTTCTCTCCACCAAATGCTCCACCAATTTCTGCTCCACTAGGACCAATATTGATATTAACAATACCACAATCAGAACCTGTGGCTGATGTAAACGTTTCTGCTTCTTGCACATTGTCAGTGAATATACACGAACTTAATCCTTGTGGCACTGCGTTATGAATGTCAATTGCTTCATCTAAATCTTGATATTTCATCACATAAAGTATTGGAGCAAATGTTTCTGTCTTAACCAAATCACATTGCTCTGTGACTTCTACTATGGCAGGACGAACTGTACAACCTTCTACAACTTGACCACCATGCACTGTGTAACCTTTTGCTTTAGCCTGCTCTAATACCGAAAGCATT